GGGGTAGCCATGACTGTGCCTTATACGATTGTTGCAACCACTTGTCAACACGACAGAAAGATGCTATGCCCAGCACCGACTCCTTTTACTGCTGTTACTACTTCTACCCCTTTATATCGAATTATATAACTCGCTATATCTTGCCCAGCAGCAACAGTATGATCAGAACCACCAGAATCACACCGATGATGCCCGACGGCCCGTAACCCCAGCTGGATGCATGCGGCCACGACGGGAAGGCCCCGACCAGCAGCAGGATCAGGATGATGACCAGTACCAGTCCAAGGTTCATGCCGGCCTCACTTGAAGAAAGCGTCCTTGCCTTGGAAGAACAGCTGCACGAGGATCAGCAGCGCCAGTGCCAGCCAGCCGAAGTTGGTCGGCCGCATGGTAGCCGACCCCTTCCACGCCTCAAGCAGCGCGAACACCAGTGCGAACACGAGGATGATTACCGCAACTGTGCTCATGGCTATCCTTTGAAGAAATAGGCAATCAGTGCCGTTACAAAAGCAATGACCATGCCTTCCAGCACCAGCGTTATAAGACGTACTCTTGCTTCCAGCAGCACTATCCTTGTTGCAAATCCGGCATCGTCACCGGCTCCTCCTCGATGTACTTCACGATCAATGCCCACGCCTGTCCTTCGCCCTGCAGTTGGCGTACGTCATTTGCTTCGGCTGTCAGGAGCTTTACTTTGATTAGCTCTAGATTGATCAGCGCTAGCTTTAGCAGTGATTGCACTGCTCTCTCGTTGTATGCGGTCCGCAACATGCGGCGGCACTCCACCACCTGCGCGTGCTGCATGGATATCTGTTGGCGTGACACCTTTTTCTAGCCCCGCAAGTATGGTGTTGATGACGGCCACTTCGCTCGCCGCCGTGTTCTTGTCCGACTGCGTAAGCGCCTTCGCTGCATCGGCCAGCAGTTTACGCACTTCCGCCTTCATCAGTTCCTTCATGTCCGCTGCCTGCTCCTGCGCCTTCTGCGACTGGTTGGCATCGATCTGCTTGGCTTGGATGTCGGACACGATCACCTTGTTGATGTCCATGTCGCGCACCGCCATGCGCTCCTTCAGCAGCTGGTGCCACTGCACGTACGGCCGCTCCTCGGGCTGCAGCGAATTGGCGAGGTTGTCGTAGGCGATGCCGCGCACTTCCTTGGCGATGAGCGAGGACGCCCCGCGCGCCACGGGTTGGAAGTCCCCCTTGAGCGGCGGCTTGGGGTTGAAGTGCTTGTTGAAAAGCACCAGCGAATTCATCACCGACATGGTGAAGGTGTCGAAATTGCGCACCACGTCCTTGAACGGCAGGGCAGCCAGCCCATGCAGCATCGATGCGCCAGCGGCCGTCCTGAACGGTTCTGACGGCCCCTGCTGCATGTCGCCGCCGGTCGCGGGATTGATGAACGTCTCGGCATCGGCGAATTCCATGAACATCTTCACCACACCGGATAGCTCGGTGATGTGCGAATTGATGTCCACGTTCTTCACCGCCGGGTAGCCGGCTTCCTGCCCGGTGCCGTTGCGCAGCCACACCTTGTACGGCTGGATCGACTTGAAGTCCTGACCGGGCTCCAGCAGATCCATGTTCACTTCCACGTTCGGCCCGCAGACCACGGAGGCATTGTCGAGCAGCATGCGCGTGCTGGCGCTGATGCTCATCTGCGAATCCCGAATGATGTTCGGCAGTCCGTTGCCAAGCAGTGACGAGTCGTCCTCTTCGAACACGAAGTGGTGGTACATCTGCACCCGCTCGGTGGGCTCCAGTTCGACCCATGGCGACAGGTCGCAGCGAATGGGCTCGTTGCCGATCATCCACACGCTGGCCTCGACCAGATCGTCCTCCAGCCCCTGCGGCAGTTCGATCCCGGCAGCCTTGATGTAGTCCTTGTTGACGAAACCGTCCCAGATGATGATTTCGAACTTGTTGCCGGTGTGCGGGTTGACGTTGGACTGCACCCCGATCACCCGCAGTTCGGTCTCGTACGTTTTCTCCTTGTAGTTCCCCTGCGGCATGTTCTGCAAAATCTCGCGCACGCACTCGCCGAAGAACTCGGGCCGGTCGGCGTATTCGCGCAGCTGGGATTTGGACACCACCATGCGATGGAACTGGCCGTCCATCTGGTGCCAGTGCTTGGCGCTCATGTCGGGGTAGTAATCCCACAGCGGCACGAATTCGAACTGCGGCCGGTAGGCTTCGCTCTCCACCGCCTGCCACGTCGGCGGCTGCATCTGCGGCTGCCCGGTCTGCGGGTTGAAGGTCATCGGCCCCGGCATCTGCTGCCACGTGCGCTGGCGCTGCATGCGCACGAACGGCCCCTTGAGCACTCCCACCCCGTACAGCACGCCCGACATGAGGACACGCCGGCACAGCGCCACGTAGTCGAGATGGCGCGCCCCGCCGATCTCCGCCAGCTGGTCCTCGATCTCCTTCTCCAGCGCCCCCGCGCGACCGGTGGCGAAGTTCATCACCGCCTGCTCGATCATGTCGCCCGTGACTTCCACCTGCTGCTCCTGCTGCTGCACTTCCTGCAGTACCTGATTCAGTTCCACCGTGTCGAGGTTGGGCACCGGGCTGGCCGCGATGCCCCAGTTCTTCTCCGACGTGGGGAACAGCAGGTTCATCAAGCGTGCCAGCATCGACATGCACTTGACTCTGGTAATGCGCGGGTAGGCCAGACTTCTTTTACTATCGATCAGGTTCTTCACCTCCGGGTCGTACTCGCCAAGGAACTGGCGCAGGTTACGCGCCCAGCGCATCTCGGCGTTACGGCGGTAGCTCTCGTAGTTGTTGAAATCGCTGGACAGCTTGGCCCCTAACGACCGGATCTTGTTCCGGTCGATGGGTGGCGGCTCCAGCCGCATCTCGGCTTCCTCACCAGTGGTCACCAGCGCATGCACGTTAGGCGACATCTGGCTGGCCGATGGGTTGGACATCGGCTGCGACGGCATGGGCGCGATACCGGCAACGGGAGAAGCCATGGCAGTGTCCTTTTACCCTATTTACCGAATGTGGTAGGTGTTGGCGTACACCGGCATAGTACCCACTTCTCGCCGCCGCAACTCACCATGGGCTCCCTTGGCCCCATATTTGCACAGATAGCCGAAGCCATCCGCCGGATGGCTGTAGTCGTTCTTCAGCGGCTCGGGCTGGGTGTCCCCCTTGGCCGTCTTGGCATAGCGCCAGCCGCTGCGGAGCGCCCGGATCAGGGTGCGGCAGCTGGGGTCGATCTGCAGCGCCGGCCCGACCGGGGTCAGGCGGGTGGTGTAGTGCTCGATGGCCTCGATGCGCGACGGCAAGCGGTTGTTCATGTCGGGGAAGCGCACGTCGAAATACTTCCTGATCACCTGCAGCACCGTCTGCTCGTTCGATTGCCCGCGCTGGGTCGAGGCCGGATCGGGCGAGATGGTCAGGTTGGCAGCCGGCCAGCGGGTGCGCAGGAGCGGCTGCACGCGGCTCATGATGAAACGCGAGGCACCCATGTCGCGCTGGATCAGTTCGGCGAGGACCAAGAGCCGGCCGTGCAGATCGAACTGGCCGAAGATCATGGCGCAGTTCATGCCGGGGTCGTACCCCGCCACGAGGGGCAGGGCGGGCTGGTAGAGCAGGGGTGCCTTGGCGACGTGCAAGTCGAAATTGAAGCTGTTGAGAACGGGGGTACCGACGATGGAGTAGCCCCACTCGACCCGGATGTACTGCCGTATCCACGTCTCGGCGTGGTCCTTGGCGAGCGCCACGTAATAGGCCGCGCCGCCGGGCAGGTTCTCCAGATTCTCGGCCTCGGGGCCGTCGCCGGGGGGCTGCAGGAAATAGGTCCACGTGGTCTCGCGCGGCAGGGCTCCGGTGGCCAGTATGGTCTCGGCGACGCGGATCTTTTTCTCTTCCTCGGTCTCGACCCGGTAGCGCGCGGCGTTGTTCAGCGGCTCGTACCACCAGTCGTCCTCGTTGCCGGGATTGGACGAGCCCCACATGCCCCAGTTGGTCGCGCCGCCGTCCTTGGCACTCGGGAAGCGGCCACAGCGGGCGGCG